AAAGGAAAATACATGAAAATAAATAATAAAAGATTCTCTTTATTTAAAAAACAAAAAAATAAAAACAAAATGGTCTTTATGAACTTATTAATCGATGCTGCAGGTGCTCTAGTTGATCACACAAATAGCCTAGAAACTATTTTATTTGCGGATATACCCAGCAAATTCTTAGACGGTATATCCGATCTGATTGATTTCGCTAAAGAAGAGGGGAAAACCTCATTGGAGGTTAATGACTATGTAATAGCAATTATTCAGTCAGGAGATTGTACTATAGGCGATCTCCACCAGGTGCTTAACCACAAGGATTGCTTAAATTTAATAAAAGGTAAAAGTTATTACTCCGACGCTGATATCCATATAAATTTAGCTTTAAGCCTAAAGAACTACTACTCCTTCCATTCCGTGTTGTCTGCTGGAGACCATATTTTAATCAACGATTATATTGTAAACAATGTTTTAGAGAATAGATAAATTTAACCCCATAAAAAACCTCATTCATATTTTAACCTATAGACAGCAGAGGGGTAAGGGGTTTAAACCTTTATCTGCTTAAGATATTTAATCTTTATCTAGCCCTACTATTAGCATTAACTGATTAATTATTCCATAAAACTTTGTATAACGATTGGAAGTCTATCAGTTGCAGCAGAGAGATCATAAGACTAGGCAGACCCAAATTGGATCGCTTTTTCTTTACATCTATCTACAGCAGCATCCTGTAAGAAGGTACCGTCATTAGGTAATCCCCGTAAGATCTCAGAGAGAGAGTCATGGAGAGGTTTAAGAGCATTTTGTGTTCAAAATTCAACCATGGCAAAGACTCGAAGTTTCCCCGCTGGTTCTACTTTAAAACCTAAAGCCCCTAGATTTTGGCTTTTACCTGGGATAATATCTGGATAAAGAGACGAATTTAGAAAAGAATTATAGGGTTGAAGTTCCATTAATTGCAACTAATGATAATAAAGATATTAAGTTTATAACACTCGACCTTGAAACTCGTATGTTAGAAGGCGGAAATCTTGAAGTTATATCTAGTTGTATTTATGACGGTTCTGAGTATATTTCTTACTATATCACAGATTTTCTCCCTTTAGGTTTGCCATCTACCCCTCTTGTGCCTGAAAAAATTTATAAAACAGCATCCAATCGATTAATAAAAGCTACTGTTAAAAAATTAAT